ATCCAGTTGAAATTCCTAGCTACGTTGAGGCCAGTGTTACTGAAGACAACGAACTAGTGATCGAACATTCCGAAGGCGGTGAAATCAGATTTGCAGCAAGTGGTGCTAGCTTAACAGCATTATCGACATTGTTCGCACCATTTAACATTGATACATTAACAGGTACTGCTAACTTCTACGAACTGCCAGCGAATTCAGCTGAAAACTATGTGGCGTCAGGATGGCAACCACTGGCAGCTAACGATTTCCTTGCTGCGGCATCTGCTCCAAGCAACGATCCATCAGACGGACAACTATGGTACAATTCTGGAGTCAACGAAATTGATATTATGGTACACAACGGCAACACATGGGTTGGATATCTAGATGAGTTTCCTTCAACTTCAGTTACAGGTCCTAAAGTATCTGCATCAAATCCTTACACTGGCGGTGTAACATTTGTTAACAATGATTTATGGATCTCAACAGCAGATCTAGAAAACTTCCCAACAATCTATCGTTATAACAGCAACATCCAAGGTGTTCCTGCTAGCGAAAAATGGGAACTAGTTGACAAAACTGATCAAACCACAGAGTCAGGTATTTTATTTGCTGATGCACGTTGGGGTAAAACTGGTGCTACAGGTAACACAGCAGCAACGATCCAAGCACTGCTATCAAGCAATTACTTAGATCCGGATGCTCCAGATCCAGCACTGTATCCAAAAGGTATGTTGTTATGGAATACTCGCAGATCCGACGGTAACGTTAAGAGATACGAAGTAAATTATATCGACCAAACCAAAGACAACGAAAGATATGATTCTACAAATTCACCTCTAGGTAATGCTGTAGTTACTGCAGAATCTATGAGTGGTTACACAGAAAAAGATCGTTGGGTCACAGCTTCACCTAACAACGAAGACGGTTCAGGTACATTCCTACGCAAAGCACAACGAGCAGTTGTTGTTGCAGCATTGAAGAGTGCTGTTGATACTAGCCAAGAAATACGTGATGAAGAACGTCGTAACTTTAACTTAATTGCTGGCCCAGGATATCCTGAGCTAATGAGCAACCTAGTTAACTTAAACATCGATCGTGGTGTTACAGCGTTTGTTATCGCTGACACACCATTACGCTTACCAAGTGATGCTACTTCATTAACCAACTATGGTTCTAATGCAGAACTAGTGGTAGACAACAATGACGACGGTATTGTTACATATGACGAATACCTAGCTGTGTTTTATCCAAGCGGATTTACAACAGATCTAAGTGGTTCAAATGCAGTTGTTCCAGCAACACACATGATGATGAAAACAATCGCATTAAGCGACAATGCAAGTTATCCATGGTTTGCACCAGCAGGTACAAGACGTGGTGGAATTACTAATGCAACATCAGTAGGTTATATTGATGGTGCAACAGGCGAATTCCAAACTGTGGCATTGAACGAAGGTCAACGTGATACATTATATGATCAAAAAATTAATCCAATTACATTCTTTAACGGTGTAGGGTTAATCAACTTTGGTCAAAAGACTCGCGCAAGAAATGCAAGTGCATTGGATAGAATCAACGTAGCACGTTTAACAGTATATCTACGTAGTCAGTTGAATAAACTAGCTCGTCCATATATCTTTGAACCTAATGATAAGATTACCAGAGACGAAATCAAACAGGCCTGCGAGAGCTTGTTGCTTGAGTTAGTGGGTCTAAGAGCATTGTATGACTTTGCAGTTGTATGTGATGAAACCAACAACACCGCAGCAAGGGTTGATCGCAACGAACTTTGGGTAGATATTGCTATCGAACCAGTCAAGGCCGTTGAGTTCATTTACATTCCATTGCGTGTCAAGAACACAGGAGAGATTTAAAAATGGCAATTACATCATTAAATAATTTATCAGTTCCAACCAATGGCGGTACGCAAGTACTGTTGATGCCGAAGTTAAAGTATCGCTATAGAGTGACTCTTCTGGGTTTTGGTGTTGCAGCGGCTACAGAGCTTACTAAACAGGTCAAAGATGTAACTAGACCAAAAGTAAACTTTGAAGAAATCACACTAGATGTATACAACTCAAAAGTATATCTAGCTGGTAAGCCATCATTTGAAATGATTACACTTACATTGCGTGATGATGCTAGCGGCGAAGTACAAAAACTAGTTGGTCAACAGATACAGAAACAATTCGACTTCCTAGAACAAGCATCTGCACGTTCAGGTATCGATTACAAATTCACAACACGTATTGAAGTGTTAGACGGCGGTAATGCTAACCTAGCACCAAAAATTCTTGAATCGATCAATCTATACGGTTGCTTCGTACAGAACGCAGACTACGGTGAATTAGCATACGGTACCAACGAAGAAGCCACAGTAGCACTAAGCATCCGTTTCGATAACATGGAACAATGGGGTGCAGACAAGACTGCTACCAGCCTAGAAGGTGGTATTGGTGCAGCAGTAGGACGTCAGGTTGCTACTCAAGCAATAACAGGTGCACTAGGTACACAAGGCTAATAATTATTATCAGCATCAAAAGAACCCGATTAGTTCGGGTTTTTTTGTGACATAAATATTAGTATGGCCAATAAATTTACACGTTTTCTCAATGGTGTTGGTACCGGACTTACTAATCCTAAAGGGCTAGTAGGTAACTGGCAGCATGCCACTCGATTATTTGTCGACGACACCTATCGATTATCACCTCGTACGAAATTTAACTATTATGTTAGATTTGAAATAGACAAGACTGCACACAAAGCACCATCATTCACTGCTCGACACGGCGACGAAGTGGGTATGCTGGTTAAGACCGCCGAATTGCCTAAGTACAGTTTTGATAGTGTTGTAAAAAACCAATACAATAGAAAAAGAATCGTTTACAAAAACTTTAATTACGAACCAGTGAGTATCACTTTGCATGATGATAACGCTGGCATTGTAAACGCACTGTGGGCTATTTACTATGGATATTATATCACTGATAGGCAAAATCCAGTGTCCGCATTTAATGATAACAAATATCGTTCAACTAAAACTCCGCTGGATAATTTCCGATATGGTATGGATAATAATATTTCTGTGCCATTTTTTAAAAGTGTAAGTATCTATACCATGAGTCGAAAAAGATTTTTAGGATACACACTGATTAACCCAAGAATCAAATCGTGGAATCACGGCTCTATGGATTATGCAGCTAACGAACCACTAGAAAGTACAATGACTCTCGAATACGAAGCAGTGAAATATTCTGCAGGTAATGTGTCAATTAACAATCCCAAAGGATTTGCTACCTTACACTACGATCTAGTACCAAGTCCACTGTCGGTGGCAGGTGGTGGGGTTTCTAACTTAACTGGCCCAGGCGGAGTATTAGATGGACTAGAAAGTATTTTCGGCGATGTGGCCAATGGATCTACCTTTGAAAGCTTTGGAGGATTTTTAGGCACTGCGATTAAATCAGTTAATACCTATAAAAATTTACGAGGTCTTAGTAAAGAAAGCCTCAAACAAGAAGCCATTAACATTTTAAGTAATCCATCTAATATCTCCACAGCAGTAAGTACTGTAGGCGGAGTAGTTGGGGCAGTATTTCCCAAGAGTTCTACGAATACTGAAAGCACTCAGGCTTTACCAAAATCTTTAATAGGCAGAGAATAGTAACATGGCAACTACAAATCTACCATCACAGTTAGTCGAAGACAGTGGCGCAGGGACCAAACTGTTTTTTAATAATTACGGTGAAGAAACATTAGAATTTAATGCCAACGATGTTAACAGTACTGTGAGCTTTTTTGAAAGCAAGGGCTTTGAAAAAGATGCAGCATTAGTAGTGTCAACAGTGCTGCTGAAGCAGGCTAAATTAGATGGAACTCCTATATATCAAATTCTTCAAGGTCTTTCGCAGTTCGACGGACTTGGCCTCAGCCAGGTAGTTGGTGAAATATTAAACAACAATAGAACCCCTACCAGCACTTTGGGATTTAGAACTCCCGATGTCAAGGTCACACAATCTAGAAATATCGCAGCATAATGGCCAAGTTCGCACAGGGTCGATTTGAAATGAAAAACCCCGACAAGTATGTGGGGAAGAAAACGCCCCTAGCTCGCAGCTCATGGGAATTTGTTTTTATGCGAATGCTTGATGAACATCAAGGTGTTGAAAAGTGGGCTAGCGAAAGCATACAGATACCCTACAGAGATCCGCTCACAGGCAAGTATACCATTTATGTACCAGACTTCTTTATTGTCTATAACGATAAAAAAGGTGGCAAACACGCTGAGGTAGTAGAAGTTAAGCCCGAAAGTCAAACAGTCTTAGAAAAAGTAGGTAAGAGCCAATACAATCAACAGCAGTATGTGAAAAATATGGCCAAATGGGAAGCTGCTAACGCTTGGTGTAAACAACAAGGACTGAGATTTCGTGTGATTAACGAAGGTGAAATTTTTCATCAAGGCGGCAAACGGAAATAAGTATAGTATGACGAAAAAATTAGAAGACCTGTTTAATCTAGAAGAGACTAACCCAGAAACTGTGGTAGAAACCGCTCCTATAGAGCCCCCTATACATCAGGAAATAGACACGCTAGAAAAACAAATACAAGCTGTACAGGAAATCACTAGAGGATTACCACAGATACAGGAACTAAATGAACTAGACGACAAAGAGCTAGATCATCTAGCTACCAAAGCAGAGCAGGCCTATGACGATCTCATGGATCTAGGTATGAATGTAGAAGTTCGTTACAGCGGCAGGATTTTTGAAGTTGCTTCTAGTATGATGGGAAACGCTATTGCTGCCAAGACAGCTAAAATTGATAAGAAGCTTAAAGCTGTGGATTTACAGCTTAAAAAATTAAAAATCGATAACGATTCCGGTGCAGACCCTAATGATGTTATCAATGGGCAAGGCTATGTGATTACTGATCGCAACGAGCTACTTAAGAAATTGGGTCAAAAGGACTAAATACTACTATGAAGACATTTAAAGAATATCTTGTTGAAAACAAAAAAGTCTATAACTTTAAGATCAAAATCGCCGGCGAATTGCCTGAAAATTTTGAAAAGAATCTAAAAGAAAAATTAGATCGTTGCGGTGTTATGACTTTTGAAAAAATTAAAACAACAGCAATCCAAGCATCGCCGTTGGATTTTCCAGATCATCCAAATACTACAGTGAGTATTTTTGAAGTCGTTTGTGAATATCCAATTACTGCTCCAGAAATTGCAGGTACTATCAAGGAAACTGGATTACCAGAAAGTTGTTTCCGTGTTCGTGGATCAAATGAACCTAGCGAACAAGAACAGATTTTAGCTGCTGCTGAACCCAGCGGAGAAGCACTGTTAGCAGATGGGCAGTACAAAGACGCTGCTAAAATCAAACACAAAGATTATTTCGGTGATGATTTCAACAAGGGACTTTTGAAAGATTTAGCAAAAACTGCTAAAGAAAGAAAAAAAGAAAACGGGCAAGGTGAATATAAACTGCCTAAACATAAACAAGACAAGGAAGGTGCTAAAAGCGCCGTGGGGAGTTAATATGAACTTTAATGATTTAATGGCGAAAATGAGAGAACTGGATCAGCCTGTGCCTGAAACTATCCAAGCACCAGTTGAAGCGTGTGGCGATATGCCGCCGGCACCAATGGAAATGGATTCAAAACCAGATACTCCACCACCAAGCATGAGTGTAAACATTAATGCACAAGGCATGGATGATATTGGCGAGTTGATGAAACTGTTAACTAAAGTTAATCCAGATATGATCAACCAAAAAGATGCGCCGACATCACCAATGAGCATTGAACCAAGTATCACATCAATCGCTCCTAGCCTTCCACCATTAAAAATGTTACCTGACTTAGATGCAGAGCAAGGTCCAGAAGATAACAAAGAAGAACCAGAAATCAAAGGTCTTGATCAAGATCATGACGGCGATCATGATATGGATGATCACGATGCTGAAAAGAAAGACAAAGATGAAGCATTTGGTAATTCGTTAGGCGACAGCGAACCAGACTACAAAGATATTAGTGCTAATCTACCAAATGGTAACGACTTAAATAGACCTAAGAAAAGTTTTAGCGGCAAGCCATATCGTGGCGATAATCCAATGGCTGCTGGCGCTTATGAAAGTAAAGAAACTCTACGTGCTAACATACGTGCAGAGTTATTACAAAGATTAGCAGAAGCTAAAGGAGCGAAATAATGTCATCAGGATTTCAACAAAACGAAAATCAACTAACCCCCGGTCTATATCGTGTGGAAATTGATCTCACATCAAGTTATTCTAGCACAGCAGCTAATACAGATGCAGGCAGTGTAGAAACTAGAGACAGCAGTGTATTTGCAACACAAAATACCACATTGGCCAACGGTCAACGCAGAGCCAGAGGCAATCTACGCTGGCAAGGTATTTTAGAAGCACTGAGCATAGGCGGAGATTTTAGAATCTTAGATATAGAAGAAAAAGAATCAGACGCAAGCGTATTAGATGCTGCCGATGATGTAACAACCAACCTTAAATTCACAGTTCAATACGATAGAGATGCATTTGTGTTGGGAGCTGTACAGAATTTCCTTATAGAAGAAGGTAGAACCACAGGCGGTGTTGCTAAAAATTCAGATCACGAAACACTAGGCAGTGCTACTACCTGCAGCACAACTCTGTTGGCTATTGAAGAATTAGTGGTGCGCGGTATTACCAAAGGCTATCAAGATTATGTGACCAATGTCAGCACCGCAGTAGACGGTGACGACATATTTACTAGAAGTTACAGAGTGTATGACGGAACACAGGGTGCTGAAATACAAGAAGTATTGACAGTGAAAGCACCTGTTACACCAAAAGTAGCTCATACAGATGTCACAGTTACCGCTATCGACGGTACTACTTTGCCAACAACGTAATAGAATTATAAATCCAAATAGGCTCTTCGGAGCCTATTTTTTTCAGTAAATAACAGTATGGCAAAATCATTAGACGGTAATTTAATCAAGAAAGCCCATGCTCCTCAAAGGTATACACTAGAGGAAGTCAAGCATCTCGAAGCATGTATGGACCCTGTGACTGGTCCTATTTACTTTGCTAAAAATTTCTTAAAAATTCAACACCCTGTACGCGGTAGTATCCCGTTTATTCCTTACGATTATCAAGAACGACTAATTGATGCGTATCATA